ACCGTCGTTTCATTGTCGGACCACAGATTTTCCAATTAATCCGTGGCGCATTGCTTGATCCAGAAATGGATGACTTGCCAACTGACGCAGTTAACGGAGTTGACTTCAAGTTGATCAAGACTTCAAAGGGTGGCTATGCTGACTACTCTACATCAAAGTGGAGCCGTCGTACTCGTCCGTTGGACAGTGCAGAAACTGCTAACTTAGAGCAATATGGCTTGTTTGATCTTAAGGATTACTTGCCTAAGAAGCCAACAGATGTTGAATTGAAGGTTATCAAAGAGATGTTTGAAGCATCTGTTGATGGCGAAGCATTTGACATGGACAAGTGGGGTCAATACTTCAAACCAGCAGGTATGGGTCAAGCCACAGGCGACCCTAACTCTGCAACTAAGGCAGCACCAGTAGCTCGTCCAGCACCAGTTGCTGCACCAGCAGCCGCTGAGCCAGCACCTTGGGAAGACGATGTAGCAAGTGCTGAGAAATCATTTGCACCTAAGCAAGAAGCCGCTGCGCCAGCAGCTACAGGCGGTCGTGCAGACGACATTCTTGCTATGATTCGCAATCGTAACAAGCAGTAAGCTAAAAACAATAGGGGCTTCGCGCCCCTATTGTCGTCATTCCAGGAGAAAAAATTATGGCAACAAAGGCATTCGATTTATCGAAATTTCGTAAAACCCTAACCAAGAGCATCGATGGGTTAGGAGTTGGCTTCAATGATCCAACAGACTGGATCTCTACAGGCAACTATGCTCTAAACTACCTAATTAGTTCAGACTTCAACAAAGGCGTGCCGCTTGGCAAAGTTACTGTACTAGCAGGAGAATCAGGTGCAGGTAAGTCGTATATCTGTTCCGGTAACCTTATTAAGGCTGCTCAACAACAAGGAATTTATGTTGTTCTAATCGACAGTGAAAATGCGCTAGACGAGGCATGGCTTCATGCACTTGGCGTAGATACTAGCGAAGAGAAGTTGTTAAAACTTAATATGGCTATGATCGACGACGTAGCAAAAACTATTTCAGAGTTTATGAAAGAGTACAAAGTAATGGATGAAGCAACTCGTCCAAAGGTACTATTTGTAATCGACTCGCTAGGTATGTTGCTAACTCCAACAGACGTTAATCAGTTCGAAGCAGGTGAAATGAAAGGTGACATGGGCCGTAAGCCTAAGGCACTTACTAGTTTAGTCCGTAACTGTGTTAATATGTTTGGTAGTTATAACGTTGGTTTAGTTTGTACTAACCATACATACGCAAGCCAGGATATGTTTGATCCAGATGATAAAATTTCAGGTGGACAAGGCTTCATTTATGCATCTAGTATTGTTATTGCTATGCGTAAATTGAAATTGAAGACAGACGCTGATGGCAACAAGACAACTACAGTTAACGGTATTCGTGCCGCTTGTAAGATTATGAAAACACGCTATGCAAAACCATTTGAAAGCGTTCAAGTTGAAATTCCTTATGAGACAGGTATGAGTCCATACAGTGGTCTTGTCGACTTGTGTGAAGCAAAAGGTATTCTTACAAAAGATGGCAACAGACTTAAATACGTTTCAACAGATGGTACAGAAACTAAGATGTATCGTAAGGAATGGGAACGTAACGAAGAAGGCTGTCTAGATAAGATCATGCTTGAATTTAACGATACACAACCAGTTCCTACAGTACAATCTACCATTGATGAAGAAACTGGAGAAATTATTTAAAATGAACGAAAATCATATTGGCGATATCTGGATGTTATTCAAAGAGTACGTTGATAAAAAAGTACTTGATGTTTTGGCAGAAAGATATGTTGATCTATTAGCAGATCATGGAATCAGTGACAAAGTAATGGCCGGTGCGTCCGGCGTTGACGAAGATCTTGACAATGCTATCGACTTTTATCTTGATCAAGATAATGACGATGATGACATGGACGACGAAGATATCGACTCTTATGAAGATGACGAATAAACTATGAATTGGTATACAAAAGTTTCGAAAGATATTTCGTACATTCCAGATGCTGTGGTTCACTTTGAAGCCGAATTACAGGCTGCACGAAGCGATGCCCGCATAGCGGGGAATATAGAAAAGGCAGCGGCTAGTATGCCCGGCATTGTGGAACAACGATATGGTCAGCTTCAGGAAATTGAGGCAATTTTGGAATATTTGAATATTGAATTACGTAGACTTAAGAGTCAGCACTTCCGTAAGTATTTAGAAAACTATCAAAGGGCTCTGTCTTCGAGAGATTGTGAAAAATTTGTCGAAGGCGAGTCTGATGTGGTTGACTTTGAAAAGATTATTAATGAGTTTGCATTGTTACGCAACAAATGGTTAGGCATTACAAAGGCACTAGATCAAAAACAATGGCAGCTTACAAATATTGTTAAACTTAGAGTGGCAGGTATGGAAGACGCAACTCTATAAATTAAATTTCACAAAATACTTGACAAGTATTGTATACTATAGTATAATAAAAGTATGATAACAGTAGACACATTGCTCATAGAGCTGTTCCGACAAGGAATCGAAAAGTTAAGTGAAAATATTCCTCTAAGGGATAAGAAGGTTTTGATAAGCCTTGCCAAGCAAATTAACTCAGGCCATTTTTTAACCGAAAATCAGGCAAAATTGTTGGTAAAAATATTCAATGAAAATAGTGAACATATATTTTCATCATTGCCTGAACAGAAAATGGCTGTTGAATCTCCTACATGGAGTAGCCCGTTCAGGATCATCGAACAAGTCAGACGAATTTTTCTGAACAAAGATACAGACAGTCGAATTATAGTAGAATTTACCTATAATAAACGACTTAGGCAGCTCGTCACTGACCTAAACAAAACGATAGACGGTCAGATGATCTCATTGAACCCAAAGCAATATAGCTTGCCCCTCACTGAGAAAAACATACATCTGGTAGTGGGAACGTTCATGTCTCACAAGTTTGACATCGACCCAATAATTCTGAAATTTTATGAAGAAATTTCAGAATTTCACGCATCGACGGTTAATCAGTTTGATGTGTTTAATTTGTCTAATGAAAAATTGTCAACCGCAATTAAACACGACATTGGAGAAATTTCAGAATCGAATTTGATATTACTCAATGATCGTCGGATGAAATTTCAATATTCTATTTTTCCAAAAAATCCAGAAATTTCACTGAAAAATGCCATTGCTAACAGGCCTGGTAATAGGGTCTGGGTTGACAGCACTTCTACTACACTTGATGATCTCGTTGCCGCATTGCAAGAGTTGAATCGACTACCAGCACTGTTTGTTTTCAATGGACATGAGTCAAAAGACTGTTTGCAAAATTTGCAAAAAATGTCAAAATCTCTGAAAAATAATGGTATAAATGGAAACGTTGGAGTTTACTTTCGATTCGACAGCAACACAGACAGCAACAAAGAATTTAACAGTACTGTTTCTAATTTAGGGTACAACGCCAAGCTAGACAGCAATACTAAGGTTGTTGGAATTGCAAATAGTAAACTGCCAAAATTCCTATTACAAGCTAATTGGTACCCAAAAAGTGTAATTACATTCTCGAATAATTTCAAAGGAAATAAAACCTCTGTCTATTGCGATGCTGTTGATTTGATAGTATACTACAATGACAAGCGTCCACTAGGAGGTGCAGATGCCATCGTGTAAATTAATTATTCAAGACGAGGTAAATCTTAAAATTGAAGGACTTGCAGTAGAAGTAAGACGTAAATTAGCAAATACTTTTAAGTATGAGGATCCTACTGCAAGATATCGTCCAGCATATAAGTTAGGACGCTGGGACGGCGCAATTACACTTTTTGGTCTTGGCGGCAATGGTTACCTAAGTCAATTACCTAAGATACTTGAAGTGTTAGAAAATTGTGGTGTTGACGTTGCAGAAGTAATAGATCACCGTAATCCTATAAATCTACAATTTCCAAGAGTAGAAGCTGATTTCTGGGGAGAGAAGTGCTGGCCAGCTGGACATCGATTTGCCGGTACTCCAATTAGACTACGAGAAGACCAAGTTGAAGTAGTTAATAAATTTCTCGAAAATCCTCAGTGTTTGCAAGAAATTGCAACAGGTTTTGGTAAGACAATTACAACAGCAACACTAGCAAAGATTTGTGAACCGTACGGCAGAACATTTACTATTGTTCCTAATAAGTCACTAGTCGAACAAACAGAAGAAGATTTTATTAATTGCGGATTAGATGTTGGCGTTTATTACGGCGACCGAAAAGATCTATATAAAACTCATACAATTGCCACTTGGCAAAGTCTTAACATACTTGACAAGAAAAGTAAGAATCACGAGCAAGACATCTTAACGCTTGCTGAATTTCTCGACGGCGTTAGTACAATTATGGTCGACGAAGTACACATGGCCAAGGCAACAGTGCTACGTAATCTGTTAACACAAAACTTCAATAATGCTGCAATTCGTTGGGGATTAACAGGTACTGTACCTAAGGATGACTTCGAAGCAGAACAGATTTTTGCTAGCTTAGGTCCTGTTGTTCACCAAGTAGCTGCACATGAATTACAAGCACAAGGTGTATTGTCAGCATGTCATGTAAACATTACACAACTTATTGATTTACCTGAATTTAAGTCGTATGCAGACGAATACAAGTATCTTGTTACAGATGAAGACAGGATGATTTTTATATCAAAATTAGTAGAAGGCATTAGCAATAGTGGTAATACCCTTGTGTTAGTGAATCGAATAGAGACAGGCAAGTTTATCGTAAATGAAATTCCAGATAGTGTCTTTATTAGCGGTGAAGTAAAAACAAAAGATAGGAAAAGTGAATACGATGAAGTTAAAACTGTTGACAACAAGATTATTGTGGCGACTTATGGTGTGGCCGCTGTGGGTATTAATATCCCCCGTATTTTTAATCTGGTTATGGTGGAATCCGGAAAGAGCTTTACAAGGGTTATCCAATCTATTGGACGAGGCATTAGAAAAGCAGACGACAAGGATTTTGTCCAAATCTGGGACATTACCTCAACATGTAAGTACGCAAAGAGACACCTCACACAACGTAAAAAGTTTTACAAGGATGCAAAGTATCCTTTCACAATCGAGAAAATAGACTGGAAATAATAATAACATGCAAATTTTAACCTTAGATAATCAGGCATTTGATCTGAACAACCTACCCGACGAGGTAGATGATAGTGTGCGGTTTAGTGTACTAGATAACAGCGATGCACAAAATCCTGATTTCTTTTTTATGCCGTTAATT